CCGTAGAAATCATATGTGGCGGTCGATTTACGTACTGCTTCTCCAGCTAGTGCGAAACCTCCGCCTTCAGTTGTAAAAAAGTCGAAGGGAATGTAATCATTGATTGACATATCAATTCTCTTCCCTTTGGGATTCTTCTTGGATCATATCGAATAAGTTTTCTCTGTCAGCCTCAGTTAACTGAAAATCAGAATCAACTTTCTTCGACTGTATTGAAATAATTTTAACTAATTGTTCGTTTGAACGCTGCAGTGTTTCAATATGTTTAGCAGCTACAGGGCTAAGATATTTGTTTTGATCGCTATCTGCAGAGATTAGGTTAGCTATCTCGTTGAGGAATTCTCTCGCAACCTGACGGTCATTGCGAATGTTACCAAGCGCTTCGGTCATTAAGGTTTCGAGGTCATTCTTACTCATATCTTTCCATTTCTCCAGTTGGCACTAAAAGTGTAATACTTTGATTTAAATTTCTTCAATGAATTGACAACTTGTTTGGTATTTAAGCCAGTCAATTCACGTAGGTATAAATAAATAGCCTTCTTATTAAAAATATCGATATCGTCTTTTGAGTCAAAAAGAACACAAATGGCTTTATAAACCTTGAGATCGTTTTCCTTCATTAAAGATGTATCCCATGATTTCAATTCTTCATAGAATTTAATCCAGAATTCGTCTTTCTCTCTTTCTGATAGATATGATTCTTCTGTTGACAGGTATTGCTCTTCATAATTTTTGGCAATATTATCAATATTAATTTCAGTTCTATTCTGCTTCTGCTGCTTTTTGACTTTGTGAATAAACCAGTTCTTTGTGATTACTGAGAAGTACGAGAAGGCTTTGGAGCCTTTATTAGGATCGTACTTATCTAGAATTGTCATGAGCCAAATTTTACATTCGTCTCTAAGGACATCAATGTTTGGCAAATTGGTGAATTTGTAAGTAAAAACAATTTTGTCTACCATTTCATTGAAGGCAGGCTCAATCCAGTGAACGTACAAATCAGTTCGCTCTCGGATACAGTTTGTTTGAGTGTATCTTACAATTGCATTTTCATGATCTTTTGTAAAGTAATGGTTTTTACGACGCTTGCGTCGGGTCTTCTTGGTCGGTTTCTGTTTTATCATCATCTTCTGTTATTATCCCGAAGATATATTCAAATGTATCCATTTGTTCGACAAAAGACTTTGAATGATCCATTAATGACTTGAGGGTTTCATCTCCGTAAAACATTTCTAAATCATATACAGATTGTAAATGAGTTGTGAGTGATACGGACATTTCTCTTAAATCAAATAATTCTTCGGCGACACTTATCAATCTAACAATTGCTGCTCTGGCGTAAATGCCAATTGCGATATTACCCACAAGTGAGAATGTTAATATAATTGATAATGTTATTTCAAGGTTTGTCATATTGTTTTTTTGAATATTCTTCTTTTTGTTTGTTTAAGACTTCTCTGTTTTCTTCAATAAATTGTTTAGTTATTGTTCCTACATCAGAGTCTTTGCCGTTGGTATCTGATTTATTTTTTACGATTGTTGGCTTGTTAATAAGTTTTACTAACGTGTTCTTACCTTCGCACTTTTCACAGTCGATACGAGTATCACCATAGGCATGCATAAATGTACTGTATTCTTCACAATCTTCACATTTATACTTGTAAATTGGCATTAGCGTTCAGCCATTGCCTCTATGTCTTCTGCTGTAATCTCAGTATCGTCTGTAAAACGAACTGTTGGCGGATTAGTGATTACCAAACCGCCATCTGATTCTTGAAGTTCAAAACCCTTCAAAACTGGTACGATGTCGCTCTGGGACAACAAAGATTCTTGAAGCGCCATCATGATAGCGCCCATTGCTTGGCTAGAAAGTTGCATTTCATCTCCTTTAAATTTCTAACAGACGTTCAACGTCTTTTTCTAATAACTCTATTATATCATTAAATTTATTTCTGTATACCTTGGCAACAATAACAGGTTCATCATAGTAGATATTGTCTCTAATGATTGTTTCCAAATATACACCAATGCCGGTATCACGAATCATACCGGCATAGTCAGCGTACATTTCGTACCACTTAATTAATTCCCCTGGCTTTATGGAACTCACTTAACCAAGCTCTTCAAATCAGCGTCATACATCATTCGAGCTAACTCTTTGAATTTGATTTTTGGCTCCCAGCCGAGCTTTTCCTTTGCCTTGGTGGCGTCCCCAAGCAATAGTGGTACCTCATGAGGGCGGAACAACCGTGGGTCAATCTCAACGTATTCTTCGACACTTAAACCAGCATATTCGAACACTTCCTCAAGGAATTCTTTTACGGTGTGTGTTTCACCGGTGGCGACAACATAATCGTCAGGTACCTCTTGTTGCAGCATCAGCCACATAACCTCAACGTAGTCGCCGGCAAAACCCCAATCTCGTTTTGCATCTAAGTTTCCAAGATATAACTTATCCTGTAATCCCATTTTAATTCTAGCTGCTGCTTGGGTGATCTTTCGAGTTACAAATGTCTCTCCCCTTCTGGGTGATTCATGATTGAAAAGAATACCACTGGAGATATGCATGCCATAAGACTCTCTGTAGTTTCTACAAAGATTGTGAGCGAAGACTTTGGAGCAAGCGTAAGGACTAGCCGGCATCAATCTGGTTTTTTCGCTCTGCGGGTTTTCTGGGTTGTCACCGAACATTTCAGATGAGGAAGCTTGGTAAATCTTTGCTTCAGGGCAAATGTTCCTGGCAGCTTCTAACAATTTAAGAGTACCCATACCAACAATCTCTGCTGTTTCTTCAGGAGTATCAAAAGATACTTTTACGTGTGATTGCGCCGCTAGGTTATAGATTTCATCGGGTTTAAACTCCATCAATATACGATGCATATTGCCAGAATCAATCATGTTGCCGTATGCTAATGTAAAGTTTTCTAGCAAATCATAATTTTGAAAAACGTGATCGATTCTGTCTGTATTAATCAAAGAGGTTCGCCTCTTTAGGGCCACTACTTTATATCCCTTGGATAATAAAAGGTCCACAAGATATGAACCGTCTTGTCCGGTGGCGCCAGTTACTAATGCTGTTTTTTGTGTTTCATTCATTTAAATTCTCCAAATACCATTTATATGTTTCATGTACCCCATCTTTAAATTTAGTAAAATCATATGGGCCAATAGTCTGAAAGAGCTGAGAGTTGTTTCCGTCTTTTCTGAATTGTCCATCAAGTTTTCCATTAAAAGATATGCTTACTTTCTTTTCTGATTTATCAACGAGGGTTTTAGCCATATCTAAAATTGATAAGTTCTCGTTTGGGGCAACAATCAGAGGAATCTCTGAGTTGTGTTTAGCAAGCAATATTGGTATTATATCACATAAATCATCTACGTATAGCTGTTGTCTCAAAGGTAATCCACTTCCCCACAAATTTATTTCATCTTTGTCTTTGGCGGTGGCAACTTTATGAATCAATGCTGCTACAAAATGAGATGACTCTTTGTTGAAGTGGTCCTCGGGTCCATATATATTAGACGGACAAAACGTAGAATAATTTCTATTATATTGTTTACGGTATGCCACACTAGCAACGTGGAGCATTCGCTTTGTCATTCCATAGGAAAAATTAGTTTTTGTTGGTGGGCCACCAAAAAAGTCTTCCTCTGTGTATGGGAAACATTCTATAGTATCAGGGAAGGCACATGTACTAAGGGATGACAGAATCCTCTCTACACCAGCTAAATGAGCTTGATGAATGATATTTGTATTCATCAGAGTATTCAAATAATAAAAATCTGCTTGATTTTCAACATTGTCTTTGATACCACCAACTCTTGCTGCAAGGTGTAAGATTGCATCGGGCTTAACATCTTGTATCATGTCCCTAACCATAGTAGGGTTTGTCAGGTTGCATTCCCTGGAAGACATGTATAGCCAGTCTGGTTGTGTTCTTTTCAGGCGTTTTCCAACAAATCCTGTTCCGCCGGTAACTAATACTTTCAATCTCTCTTACCTTTTAAAAATTCTTCGTACGGAATGTAGTGATAATATTCATTTAAATTTGAGTTTTCGGTGCAAGAGTATACTCTCATGTGTGGCATGTGTTCTTTGAGTTGTACTGCCGCAAGAGACCAGAGTGCAATAACCCAACTTTCATTTGGTTTTCCAAACCTCATATTTTTGCCAAAGTAATCATCTCTAAAATGATTCATATCATAATCAGCATGAGAAACGTACTCATTACCAAGCTTGGTTATGTATTTGTTGGATTCCTCATTGTCTGCATAGCGAGCATCACATCCGACAAACGCTATTTCGTTGTAACCAAGGGCTTTTAAAATCTTTAAGCCCATTATGCCACCATTAGAATCATGAAAAGTTTTAATTTCTCTTTTGTTGGTATCAATCACTGTGCCTTCATTATATAAATTAGCCACGGGTGGATCTTCCTCGTCTGAATTAATCAAGGAGTATACTTTTTTACTGCCTACAAACAAGTTCTCAACCTTGTCTCCATCTTGAAATGACTCAGGCGTATGGTCTAAATTATCTTTTATCTCAGGAAGAAAGAACGCCTTCGTATTACTGTTGAGAATCAAGTTGTTAATATCTTTGTACGTTGCGCGCAAGTCATTAGCGTCAATACAGAGATAGTACGTTGGATCAAAACCCCAGTCCTCATAAGCAACATAAGCACGGTTAAAAGTGATTGTGTGTTTATTCTTTAATTTTGAAACATCTATGTTTTTTAATGAGGGGCCTGTTCCAATAATCCAAGCAGTTCTTCTCTTCACCTACAGTGGCTCCCATGATTCATCCGATGATTTTCTAAGAGGTGAGTCGGCTAAGCGTGTCTTTTCTTGTCTAATTGACGGACAATGATTACCCGTCCTGTGAATAAGATCGTAAAAAATCATGAGTATCGAGACTTCTACAGTATGGAAGTACTGGCACTCTATGGCTAACTCGTCAATGTTGTCATTCAGAGCTTCAGACTTGGCGCCACTAATCAAGAATGTGGAGAACCCCTTTTCTTCGCCCCAATGTAAGCAATCTACTACATTTCCTGAGTTACCAGAGCAGGACAGGCCTATGATTAAACACTCGGCTGGGTCTTCTACGGAGGCGATTGTCTCCAGCCAACGGATAAAGATTTGGTTATATCCATGATCGTTCGCATTCGATGTAATAAATCCTACACTGTCGAATGAATAAACCGCTTTCTCGGGAATCAAGCGGGACAAATCGGTTGCCATATGACTAGCAACATAGTGGAGACCACCGTTGCCAATTAAAAATATCTTCTTGGCGGTGTTAACTTTATTAACTAACGTCGTGTATTCAGCGCTATCGGCCGCGTTGTTGCATTTTTCTTCTATGTTCTCAAAATCGATTAACATTATTTTATTGTTCCTTTTAAAATTTCTAGCGCTCTGTCTGTTTCTTCATCATTTAGATTTAGATTTGGTCTTAATCTTATTGATTTTACACCTGTTTTGTTGCAGATGAGGCCATTTTTGTATAATTGTTTTACTAATATATCACGTTTTTTGGTATCTGACAAATCAAACCCAATAATTAAGCCACAATTTCTTAAGTTGAAGATGGATTCCATACTTGACAGCCCCTTAATTAGACTGCTGGCTTGTTTGTTTACATTGTCTAAGATATTATATTCCTGGTACGCTTTCATGACATATTTACACCTTACCATATCAGCTACATCACCATCCCAAGTAACTTCTAACCTGATGCTGTTCTTTGGATTAAATATCTCTCCATATTTCTCGCGAGCCATGATACCAGACAATTGTGTCTTCTTTCCAAAGACAACAATATCGGGTGCCAGGTCAAGGTGTTGAAAGTACCATAATTTCCCCGTACCACCAAAGCCAATTTGAATTTCGTCAAACACTAAAGGAACGTCATATACGTTACAAAGGGTTCGCAAACCATTGAAAAACTGGTTGTCATGGTGTATATCACCGGCACTACATTGAATTGGTTCGACTAACACACAAGTTATTTTGCCGGTTTGCATCTCTTCTTCAACTTTCTCTAGATCGCACGCAATCTTTCTAGAGAATACAGATGGATAGCCATCCAAGCGTGCGTCTGCGCCAGGAAACCGAGAAGTTACAAACCCCCCATAGCTGTTAATACCATGAAAACTATTGTCAAAAGACAGTATCAATGGGGACGTGTGGCGTTTATAATCTATACATGTTTTGATTGCCGCTTCTACAGCCAATGCACCAGTACAAGAATAGTGAAAATGCTCGAACAAACCGACACCAGCATAGTTTTTGAAAGTTCTATCAAACTCCAGTGTCTCATCGGAAGTAAACTCACAGTTGTTTATCTTGAAACTTGATACACGCAAGTATTCTTCAATGAACTCATTTGATTTAAAGATTGGATGGTTATACCCAAGTGGTAATGACGCATACATTCCAAAGAAATCTAAGAGTTCTCTATTTGTATTCTTATCAAACAGATAGGAATCATGACTTTTTGAAAAGTCAACCTTGATATCAAATTTACTACTGCGGGCTATATTTCTCATTTCTTAAAATACTCTCTTATTATATTTTTAACACTGTCAACATCATCTACAACGGTGGTTTTCATGTTTCCAATACCATATGGTAATATACAAACTAAGGAGTTGTCAATGTTTTTCTTATCTTTCGACAAGAAACCAAAGTACTCTTCAAGTTCATCTTCTTCCAAACAGTACTCTGGTATGTTTTTTCTTATTAATTGAAACAGAAGATCATATGTTTCACGGTCTATATATCCCTTTTGGAGAGATATGTAATTGGCGATATCCATTCCCAATGTAACAGCGTTACCATGACTTACTTTATATCTACTGACAGCTTCGATGGCGTGACCGAAGGTGTGTCCGTAGTTAAATATCTTTCTCTCACCTTCATCGAACTCATCCTTTTCAATCATTCTTTTTTTAATTGATAGGCTTTCTCTGATAAATCTCTCACACTGTGTTGCAGGATCTTTTACAACCAACTCATAGGACTCTGCAAGATCCTCTGATAAGGCGCTGTTGTCTGTCAGATAATAATGAAACATCTCGCCGATGCCGGATTTGATGTCGTCTTCTTGCAAGGTTTTTAAAAATTCAGGACAGCAATAAATTTCCGCCGGCGGATAGAAGGTGCCTAATAAGTTCTTTGTTTCCCCCAAATTAATGGATGTCTTACTTCCTATACAACTGTCTGCTTGCGCTAAAAGGGTTGTAGGGAAGAATCTCCACTCAACACCGCGGTACAATACCGACGCAGTGAAGGCAGTGATGTCTTGGACTATCCCCCCTCCTACAGCAACCAATCTATGATTTCTTTTAAACCCTATGGATACAAGTTCATTAACAAGAGCAGTACAAGTATCTAAATTTTTATTCTGTTCCTTGGCTTCAATAACAAATATATTACGTTCATCAAATTTAGAACGAAACAAGGGAAAATGTTTGTCTACGTTTGAATCAATTACCAAAAAAGACTTTTCTTTAATGTTGTCAACTAGCTCTTCAGACAGTTGTTGGAACATTACCTTATATTTTCTTCTATAAGATTGTATCTCCAGGGTTTCGATATCATACATTTACAAAACCACCATCAACAATTATGTTTTGTCCCGAGATATAGGTATTCAAGTCGCTTGCTACAAATAAAACTGTTTTAGATATTTCACTTGGCTCAGCCATTCTTCCCATCGGGATATCATTTGCTATCTCTTTCATCTTATCAGGGCCCAAAACCTGCCGAGTTAACTCAGTAAGAGTAAATCCAGGTGAAACCGTATTAACTAGGACGTTAAATGCCGCTAATTCGGCCGCTGAGGCCAGTGTAAGGCCTCGTAAACCAAACTTACTGGTAGAGTAGCAAGCGCGCTTAGCAATGCTAATAGAGCCCCATATAGAAGATATATTCACTATCTTACCTGTTTGTTGTTTAATCATGTTTTTGGCTACTGCTTGTTGAACCAAAAAGGGAGTAGTTAAGTTTACTTTCATAATACTCTCCCAGTCTTTGCGCTCAACATCACAAAACGAATCAATCTTATTTATGCCAGCATTATTTACGCAAACATCGTATGTGCGACTTGAAATCTTTTCAATGAATTCGGTTGTCTGGTTATCATCCATAAAGTCAACCTGTATGTACTCTACGCCTGCAAAATCAACTTCAGGGCCGCGGCCAGTGATAGTAACATCAGCGTCAAGGGCTAGCATGTCTTCAGCAATTTGTCTGCCAATACCTCTGGTACCACCGGTGACAAGCACTCTTTTATCTTTAAAATCAATCTTCATTCGTATATTCGCCGTCAGGATACACATGCGCGACATCTTCTCTACTGACTGCAAGTCGGATGGCGGGTTTATCTCCAGTGGCTTCAATTCTATGGATTATTCCCTTCTGAATAAACACAACATCGTCTTTTTTAATTAATTTCTTTTCGCCTGCAATTTCCCAGATCCACTCGCCATCAATAATAAACCACCACTCATTCCAATCTGGATGGTAGTGGCGTCTATTTCCTTGACCGGGTTGCTGATGGATGATGGTGGCACTGTTATTTTCAGTGTTGACTACTCTGTGGCTCCAAGATGTGGTGCTATCAAAGGATGCTCTGATATCGTTGACGCTGACAATTTCTTTGTTTGCATCATGCAGGTTGTTATTCATGACACCATCTTTTGCTAAAATTGATGGGACATCTACCTCTGAATGTTCTTCTCCATAATATTGTGGAGCATAATGCTCTGAGGCTAAAGAACGAGCGACCACTTCTGCTAATTGAAAGTCTTCTTCATTGTCAACATCCACGATAGCAAAACCATCGAGAACATAAAAACCAATGTTTCCATCACCGCCATGGTACCCGCATCCATACTGCTCCATATTTTTCATGTAGTTGATTGTTCTCCAGCCCATCAGGCCACAAGCATAAGGTTGGATCGGGGTTAATTCTTGCGAGGGTGGCGACAGTTTCTTCTGATCGAAGTTAATTGGGTTGCCGTCATATACACATTCAATTTGCTGGTTAGTCACAGATATAAGTGTATCTAAATTATCATCAATCATCTTGTTGGTGAAACTTTCGATGTCGTCTTTTGACACAAAAGGAGAAGTTGGTAACAACTGAATCATTACATCGCATTCAACGTTACTCATGAAATCAGCCGTGAATTCATCGTTTGTGGCACTGTTGGTAGACAGTCGCTCAGGTCTCTTGTAGAATTTGACGCCTTCTTCAACCGCGATCTTGCCAAGCAAATCAGATTCAGAGTTAACATAAATTTCATCGAAGCAGTTTGCCGCTTTGGCTGCTCTGATAATGTAGCTTATCATCGGAACGCCGTTTAACAGTCGTATGTTCTTTTTGGGGATCCTGGTACTTCCCATACGAGCGGGAATCATTGCTACTGTTTTCATTTGTTTTTTGCCTTATTGATTGTGTTTTTAAAGTTTTCTTCAAGATATTCATCTAAAGTAAGCTTTGTGCCATAGTGAAAATATATCATCTTATGAAAATATTCTATTTGTGGAACTTGTTGGTGGATATCTATTCTTAAATCAGAAAAATTAGGTATTTTGTGAGAGGACTCTTTAAAATTGCCATTTTTTATAGCCTCATTATGGTAGTTGTTATAATATACTTCTCCGAAATTATTCATATTAAAGAATGTCATTCCGGTTACATATATTTCTTCTACATCATAATTTAATATATCAATGACCCCCATCAAGCCTGTGTTACAAGTGGTGCCTACCTCATTGAATACCTTAAACAAATAACCATCGCTGATATTGTGCCATGGGGTACCTATCTCGTTCAAGAAGTCATCAACTCTTTGTATGTCCCACATTGAGACCATGGGACACACAATATATTTTAAAGAACGTGCATAATCCATGTTTTGACGAAGGGCCCCAATTTTATTCACATTGAGACAGTTCATCAAAATGTCGGTTCTTTTGCCGTAGTCTTCCCAATCCTCTTCTGGCATATCATATGCCTGATTAACCCTAGCCACTAGGTCATAGGAATCTATGTGGGCGCCCATTTTCATGCCTCTTAGATGAGGCGAGGGGCAAACGTAGGCTACTCTCTTGCCCTTTACAAGCTTTGCAAACTCTTCGTCTTTTACATAATCTTTGTATTCGTTAACAAACGGGCCGCGAGTGCCTAGGTTTTGTAACTGTCTCAGCGGTGTTGGTGTAGAAGATTGCCAACGCGGTGCATCTTTGGAAAGTGGTATTCCAATGATGTTTCTTTTTAAATCTTTGTACCATTTGTCAGACATTGTATCACCATATAAAGTTTTGTTTGTAATATTGGACTATACTGTCAATTTCATTATCAAACTTTCTTTTTGGCTCCCAACCAAGAGATCTTAATTTATCATCATTGAGGGCATATCTGACATCTTGTCCTTCACGAGAGTAGGAGAAATCAACACAGTCTTCCCAATTATAATCACTATCATGGTAACTGTCAATTACTTTCATCACAGTATCAATATTTTTTTGTTCGAACCCACCTGCAACATTGTAAATTTCGTTAACCTCACCAGAATCGATAATAGACATTACGGCCTCTGCTGTATCATCGGCGTGCAACCAATTACGAACTGGTGTGCCGGCATTGTGGAGACGGATCTTTTTATCTCTTTTCAGATTTTTTACAGATAACGGAATAAGTTTTTCTGGATACTGTCCGATTCCATAGTTATTGGTGGGTCGAAGTATTACATACTCCAGTTCATAGGTTCTAGCCCAAGCCAGTACAAGCATGTCTGCTGCAGCTTTAGCCGCAGAGTATGGGTTACTTGGGTGTAATAAATCAGATTCAGTGTGTTCGCCATCAACGATGTCCCCATACACTTCATCAGTGCTAAAATGAAAGAAGATCGGGCGACGGTTGCAGTTAACCGGCTTGCTTTTAATTAAATCAAGAAGATTTTGAACTCCAACAACGTTGCTATCAATAAACTCTTTGCTGCTGATTATACTGTTTCCAACATGTGATTCTGCAGCAGTATTGATGACGTAATCACAGTCATAGAGATGATCTAAGTCTTTGATATCTACATTTAAGTAATGAAAGTTATCATGACTATGAAACTCTTGCAACAGGGAAGTATTGGCAACATAAGTTTCTTTATCGATACCATAGACTTTCCAGCCGCGCTCAAGACACTTCCTTGTCACATAAGAGCCTATAAAACCCAAGCACCCTGTTACATATACTAGCTTCACTTCATATCCTTGAAGAAATCATCAACCACTTTTTGGATGTAATCTAATTTCTCTTCCGTTAATCCAATAAAGGTTCCCATGAAAAAAGAGTTCAATGTGACATGAGATGCTATTGGAAACTCTTTTCTAAGGTCCCCATAGTCTTCTGCTAATTCTGTATATCCTGGGTGAGCTAAAATATTACCAGCGAAGTAAGAACGTGTTTGGACTCTGTTGTTCTCTAGATGGGTAACTATCTGGTGGCGTTTAAATGGAGCGTCTTCTCTCACCGTCATCAAAAATGCAAACCAGCAAGGGTCAGCTTTCTCAGTTGCCTCTGGGAGGTGGAAGTATTGCTTGTAAGGTTCGAAAATGTCCTTCATTCGATTGAAGTTCTTACGTCGTGCTGCATCCAGTTCAGGAAGCTTCTTCAGTTGTTGAAGACCCATGGCTGCTTGAAGATCAAGGGGTTTTAGATTGTAACCTATTTCGTCAAATACGTAGCGATGGTCGTAAATGGCGTTTGGCATGCCTGTGAGCCATTTGGCGTGTCTGTTACCACATGCAGTACCGCTAGTCACGTTTCCGGGCTTGGCTGTGTTACAGTAGCATGCACGGCCCCAATCACGGATGCTAGCAACAGCTTTACGAAGTTTATTTGTATTCGTTGCCACAAAGCCACCTTCACCCATTGTCATATGGTGTGCGGGGAAGAAGGAACAAGTTGATATGTGTCCGAAGGAACCGAGTTTTCTGCCATCATAAAAAGAACCCAATGCGTCACACGCATCTTCAACAAAAATCAAGTCATATTTCTCGACCAATGCCATCAAACGGTCCATATCTGGTGGATTCCCCAGTACATGAGCGAACATGATACCACGGATTTCTGGGTCTCTCTCAAGCACTTTTTCAACTTCGTCCAAATCTAAATTAAGATCTGGTAGCGTTACATCAACAAATACTGGTTCAAACCCATTTTGGATAATTGGGTTGACAGTCGTGGGAAAACAGACAACTGGTGTAATGATTTTAGAGCCAGCGGGCAAATTAAAGCCACTCTTTGCTTTCAAAGCAGAAACCGCCAAAAGATTAGCGGAGCTTCCTGAGTTGGTTAGAGAACCATGCCTCATACCCAGATGCTCTGGGAATTGCTTTTCAAAGTTTCGTGCGTTCTCACCAAAGATTAGCCAGCCACCAAGTAGTACCTCGATAGCAGCTTTATATTCCTCATCGTTAAAATGAGGCCCAGAATAGGCAACCCAGTCATTTTCGCTGTCCCAATCTGTATTTTTATCATTAATGTACTCAGATACAAGTTCTAAGATTTGTTCCAATTTTTCAGACATGTCTGTAATCCTTTTTCTAATCCTTCTAATTTGATATTTAAATTATTAAGCTTGCTGTTGCTTCCGCTGTAGGAAGTTGCAAGACCTGTAGTTTCAATTATAACACCAGTTGGAGCTTTTGTCAAAGTTTTAAGCATACTCACTAAATCACTAATGTTGTGTTTATCGCTGTAGCATAAATTTAAATCTTTTGGTAACGCAGCGTTATAGTTTGTTATGTAGTACTCTATCACTCTTCCAACATCTTGTGAATAAAAGAAATCCATTTCTCTATCTTGAAAGATAACAGGGCATTCATTATCTAGTATTTTGTTGTAAGTTGCTTTGAATAACCTCTGGTCTTCCTCAAGAGGTCCAAAACAACCAAAAAGTCTAAAGTTAAATATGTTTGAGTTTAAATCAATAATTTTTCTTGTAATTAGATTTTTTGCAAGACCATAGAGATCTTGAGGAAAAACTACATTGACGTTTTCTTCTGCAAATCGGAAGATATTGTATCTTCGGTCAAACTCTGCACCTGAACCAAAATTAAACATCATCTTGTACTTGTCAGAATGTGCCGACAAGTTGTTAAACATAGATAAGTTCTCGTACAAGTCACCAATACTTTCTTTGTGTGTACGTTTACCGCCGCGGACAGCAGTGTGAATTACTATGTCTACTTCTATATCATTAAAAAAATCGTCTACATTATCACGATTAGATGGGTCTAGTGTTCTTCTGTCAGTTGCAATTATATTGCACTTGAGTTCAGATTCAGAAAAATAGCTGATTAGTTCTTTTGCCAGAAAACCATTGGCGCCGGTTACAAGTATATTCATATCGACATAATACTTTCTAATACTTTTGAAAGCCTAATTTCAGAATCATGTTCTTTCAAGAATCGTTTGTGGCCTGCGGCTGCAACTTTTTTAACCAGCGCTGGGTGTTTACTTAGGAAATCCATTTTCTCTTTAAATTCTACATGAGTTTTAAAGGTGAATATTTCTTTATTAATTTCAAAATATTCCTCAATCCCTTCGTGGTATTCAGTCATGAGAAGACCTTGGCCGGCCGGTATTTCAAAGATTCTTTGTTTCATTTGAGTCTTCTTTTGAGGATCATTATTGTTTATGGATAAGTTAACACTGACCTTACTTTTGGAAAAAGTTTCAAATAACTGTTCCTGGTTTATACCAAAGAAGAATTCAACATCAACAGATGCTCTTTCAAAGAAATCTTTGCGAGTTTTGTTTGGTGCGCCGATAAAAGACATGTCGATTTCTTTGTCTTCAAAGCTTATCTTTGGATAGTGTGTTGAATTGGCATGCCAGTTAGCAACTAAAATATTTTGATATCCTATATCTTTGTATTTTTGTACGTATGAGCGCTCTGGTGTAGAGCATGCCAGAAATGCGTTACATGCAATTTTTGAAAAATTGTCAAAGCGCCATGTGTCGTCACAGAACCAATTAAAAGTTCTGGTACGGCCTGAAGAAGTTTCATCGGCGATCGACTGCCATGGCTCGTGAGGCGTGATGCTGGTATTTCCAGTCATGATCGAGAATATCAAATCTGGCTTGAAGTTCTCAATTATTTGTGTAAAAGTATTATCAGGATCTCCAGCAACTGTGTCATAAAAATATACCTCGTGGCCTAGCTTGATAAGTGGTTCCCGAAAATACCACCAGATGCTGTCGGGTGCACCTCTGTAGGTTTTATTTGCTGTTAGTAAAATCTTCATCGTTTTAGATTCATATATACCGGTGTTTTATGATCCGTGATAAATTTAAAATCTTGATTCATATTGTCAAGGCTATCAGGATGTAATGTTTTTATATTTTTAAAATTACTCATAATACCTTTGTCTTCTTCAGCCCAGTGAGAAAACCCGAGATAACCGTAATCCCTGTCACGGCCGCCGCCAATTAACTTTACAGGCAACTTTTCGTGATCTACATAATTTCTTATAAACTCAAAAGGACGGTACAACAGAAAAGATGTAATTGAATACACCACTGGTATCTTACCATCCATAGCAAGACCACTAGCCATACCCATCATAAGCTGTTCGGAAGAACCAACATTATAGAATCGTTCTTGGTAATCAATACGAATCCGATCCCAAAGACCATAACCCAAGTCACCAGTTAAAAGATAAATATCTTTATTTTGTCCCATTTCAGTATGCAGTCTTTCTGCGAAATCACGTCTCATTTTTAAGTATCCTTTTTGCTAATCTATAGTCTTCTTCGGCCATAACATGGTAGTGTGCGTTCAATCCCTTTAAGAAGGGGAAGGTACCTACATCAGTGTAGATTATGTTTATATCAGGAAGGAACACTTTGAGGCGATCTACTAGGTATCGTGTATCTACTGAGTCATAAGCACAGTATCCATTTACATTTACATAAATTTTAATGTTTTTAAGATTGTTTTCGTAAATGAATTTTAATGATTCCCAAATACTTCCCTCAGCACATTCTCCATCACTTATTAGGCAATGTACGGTTCTCTCTGGGTTAGCTACAGCTCTTCCTACGGCAGCGGTGATACCCATCCCTAAACTGCCTGTAGAGCAGTGTAGGTCGTCTTCTTCACATCGATGTGGGTGTCCGCCGTGCTTGAGGAACAAACGCTCTGCATTGTGTCCTAGATACTTTTCTAATACAACATATAGTGCAACAGCACAATGTCCCGATGATAGAATAAAAATGTCCTCTTCTTCTTTCGTCGAGAATATATCTTCTATGATGCCAACACTGGAAAAGTAACTTCCCAAGTGTGAAAGCTTGTTGGCATATGCTATATCGAGGATCCTTTCAATTAAATCTTGTCTTTCCACTTATCTCTCCAAAAATCTTGTATCATCTTATCATAATTGATACCTTGCTTGTGTACCTTCCAGGTTGCTTGCTCTTCATGCCAACGATAACAGAACCCGAGCCACATAGGTGCTGGGTAAATGAATACTTCATTTTCTGCCAGACTGCAGTATAAGTCATAGTCTGCAGCACCGCCGTACGTTTCCGGACTGGTTTTTAGAAGACCTTCTTTATATAACGAAGCTTTGTAGACCACAGAGGGTGAATTTACCACACATCTTCGAAGAGACTCTCTCATAAATTGTTTTCTTGATTTATAATTGTAAGTTATCAACCCAGTCTTAATCTTATGTTCTCCGTTCATTTTAAAACCAACTGCGGGGCTTTGTAAAGCTTTAATTCTATCAGGGGCTCGGAGCATAATATTCATGCAGTTGGTGATATAATCTGGTTCCATCATGTCGTCAGAACCAATGACGGTCATGTATTCGCCTGACATCAGGCGATATCCCTCAGAACGTGCCTCATCCCAACAATTGGGGTAGATGTTTTCAGCGGATGACAAAATTAGTGCTGGGTACTCTTTCTGAATATTCTTCAGAATTTCCACTGTAGAGTCGGAACTCTCGTTGTCAACAGCAATAACTTCAATATTTTCATAGTTTTGTGTGAGTGCGGATACAACACATTCTTCAACCCACTTCTCTGAGTTGTAACAAGGAACTATGATTGATACTTTTGGTTTCATAAGTTTAGAAGTTCCTCCACCCTGTTTGTATAACAGTGATTATCTAAAATGTTTTGTTTGTTCTTTTCTTTTATATCATTTAATTCTGTTTCTGTCAATGATAATACATTTTTAGTCAACTCAACCAGTTGCTGCGAATCTAGAGAGGTCTTAATATCTGGAAACAAGTTATTAAGCTGTCCTACGGTATCGGAAACCATCATACCGTTCAAGCCAAGAGATTTATAAGTTCGTTCGTTGGTATCAAGACCCAAAACACGTTGGTATGCATCATGGATATTCAAAGTCATTCTACTGTTGGCTAACAGATCACACTCTTGTTGTCTTGTCAGATTTTTATTAATAAAAAAACCACACGTTAAGCCTGATTCTTTAAACTTAGAAAAGATATCAATAATGATTTTCCTCTTTTCATTGAAACCATTGTTAGCCCAGCCTCCAACAAATGAGATATCAAATTTCTTATATTTGTCTTCTACTTTTGGTTGATAATTAACAGAATCAAATGCTAAAGGCACAGTGTGTATTTCTTTAGTCCACTGAGTATAATATTCTGGTACCACGTCGGCGAAAGTCCAAAGACGAACATTATCCATTTGGTCTAATTCTTTGATATAATCTTTGTCTGCGGTGCAATAAAAGTTTGCATGGCGACCCCAAGGATCTGGATAAACATTAGGTTGTACGAACAGAAATGTTTTCTTTGACCGTGAAATAGCTTTGATATAATCTGGGTAGGCTGCAAGGTCCACTGTAGTCATTAACATATAATCTTCGGACATAGATTCTTCATCTATTGGGTATGGTGATTCATACGCGGTTTCACCAGTACCTTGAAATTCATTCCAGCCTTCACTTATCCGTTCGTGTAAATCATACCCTTTTTCCTTCCACGCAGAACAATAACCATCGTAAATCCAGCGGCCGGCGTGTTGGGTGTATTTAACACAGTATACTTTCATTTTAATTTCTCCAATACTATATTTGGTATTTCTATTCGTTTGTTTTCAATAACATCTATCAATTTATGCCCTTTAAGGGCGAACCACGGCTCGCTAGCGGCTCCTATCATCTTATTGGTAATAACCCCCATATTCATCATCCGAGCCTCTATAACCACCCTTGAGAGCGTTTCAGGGGTCTCTGGTAAAAACACCAGTGACTTGTTCGTACTCATGAGTGATAAAAACTCTTTGTAGGTGGAACTTACAATCAAATTATAATTGTATTTCTTCACTTTGCAGAACCTGATAGCTCCTCCAGTATTCTTATGTTTGATTGTGGAGTCCATTATGGCATATGTATCACTTTTATCTACGTTTGCCTTTTCTCTCATAAAGTTTAGAGAGTCCATGTCCCATATATTACCGCCCAGATTTACAAGGTTATCAAGGTTGGTATTTAGATATGCTATGTCAAGATGAAATTTGGATTGACAAAGAACAGCTTTTGCTTTCTGATAAAATTCTAAATTGGTGATATGTTCTGGTGGGGCTTTGAAATCAGGAAAAACACCCGGATTGCGGGTGCTTAAATACTTGTGATCGTGCTCGTAGATAATATACTCTAAATCATAGAATTCAGGTATAACATCTTTTTTCAATGCCGCGAAATTAGCAATAATAAATTTCTTATTCTTATTTTGCTGAATATATTCTGTAGTAACCGAGGCGCTATTGATTTTTTGGACTTGATGTCCTTCCGAGATTAATATTTCTATAAGTTCTTCATTATTTAATTCTCCGCCACCCAACACTTGGTTGGCAAAGAAATCAGCTACAAATATTATATCCATTGATATTACTTCTATTCTACTTCTTCGATGTCTAAGTCATCGAGCCAGGATTCAACATCGAATTCTTCTTCGACGCCCATGGCTTTCACAAAAGCAGCAAGCATTTTTCCCTCTTCAAATCGTTCCTTCAGTTTGTCTGCATAGCCCGCAAACGGTTCGGTGCCGTTAGAGATATCTTCGTAGCATGTTCTCATTTGTTGACGAGCTGAAACTTCTCGTGGATACGCCCACATAGAATCTTTGACGATAACACCATCCCAAACCGTTTGTTCTGGAACTGGCTGCAAGTCGTAAGACACATCATAGAAATTTCTATCACCATCTTCACCACACAAGAAGTCTAACTGACCCGACCAACCGGTTGCGATCACTGGTACGTCCATGTATGCTGCTTCGAATAGAGGCAAACCAAATCCTTCACCGTGGGTTAAGGAAAGTGCGGCACGGATTTTTGAATGGAGGTACATTTGATGCATTTCTTCATCAGTCATATCTCCATGAATCATATAAACTTTGCACTTCCTATCTTCAGCGTCAGGGATGGAGGCCAACAATGAGAGCAATTGTCCGTGTACGATTTCTCTATCAATTTGAGAATTTTTTGACACGTTTGTTTTGACTACCAAACCCACTTCTTCATCTTTAAATTCATCTACAAACCACTTAATGGTATTATGCAGATTTTTACGGGGGCCCATTTGTGCGACAGTTACAAAGTTAAAGTCGTAATCTAGTTCTAAATTAAGCGCTTCCATGTTTTCATATGTTTTAACTGGGTAGTTTACGCTATCAATGTCGGTAGTCAACTGCAAAGTAAATCTTTCGTCTGTGTTGTCGTATGTTGCCTCATACGAACTTCTTTTGTAGATTTCTTTTGAATGTTCTGAGACAACAATAATTTTATCCATATTGTTCCCTTTTTGAATCCATTCATGTGCCACACGGGTGGTTTCAATTCCAGCGGTATAACCAATGTTCTTGGCTGCTAAGAATTCCCATTCATTTGGAATCGTGACTTGAAGTGACAAATCAAATTGGCCGCCGCCTTGGACGTAAGCAATCGTTTTTTCAATCTTTTCATCAATCCACAATCTTTCTTCAGACTCTTCATTAATCCATGATGTTTGACCCCATTGTAATGGTTGGATATAAATATCAAACAGATCTTCTCGGCTTCTCAGAGCCCGAAGAGCAAATCGAGACTGCTCTCCGTAACCTGAACGAGTTAATACTGGTGCTCTCAATAAAATAGATTTACGCATTATGCCACCTCCATTAGTACCCAACGGTCGTAATTCTTTCGTGTTTCCCAGGAGCCATGTTTCTCAACAACTTCGTCGATAAGCTTGACCCAGGATTTCTCATATTGTTCGAAACTGTAATTGTTTGCTATGTGTTGAAGTCCTGCTTCAGACATTTTTTGGTATTTTGGTTTGGAAAGCTTCAATGCTTTCTTCATAACCGAATTAAAATCTTTTTGTGAGATCCTGTCTTCGTAAATGTAAGGAACCTGTAGAGAACCAATGACTGATTTTGCTACAGGCTGTATGCCCCAACCAAACCAATCAGTTCCATCTGTTACTTGTTCTTGCAATCCACCGGTCATATTTACAATGATGGGTGAGCCACAGGTCAAGGATTCCAATGTAGAGAGACCAAAACCCTCTGCATCACTGATTCCAATGGTGTAGTCTGCTGCACGGTACATATTAGCCAAATCTTCAGGGCCTACCTTCTGAGAAGATAATAATACTTGCCCGTCTGTCATTCCAAGGTGTTCCAGAATGTGTGGTAAGTCTTGGCCGTGTGAATCGCGTGGGTCAGTATGCATTAGAAGACACGCTTTGTCATGACCGACTTCATCAAGAAATTCCTTGAACCACCAAATTAGAGTTCCACTTTGTTTGCGCCGCGCATTTCGGCTGTTCCAGAAGAAGATCTTTTTATTGGGACTTTTGTAGTTTGTAGAGGTGTTAATAATCTTTCCTCTTGTAACTTCAACATTTGCTTTTTCTTCTGGTGTTCTAGCTGGATGGAAGTAAGTGTCAGGTACTGCGTGGGGTAAGTAGTGCGAGCTAGTTCGAGGTGCAACTTGTTTAACACACTCATGTGTCACCTTCGAGATAGCTACCACTTCGTCAGTAGAACGATACCACCTACCATTGAAATGTGGTGCTGGGAAGTTATCCCACACATGATAGTATACTAGTGGTACATTGGCTCTAACTTCGTTTTCAATTTCCCAGAGCCATTCATAAAAACGAGGATCGGTCATGAACCATACCACATCAGGTTTTTCTTTTGTAAGAATAGAGCGAACCATCTCATGGCTACCGTATCCATCAACTGGGAAGACCCTCCAATCATCACCCCATGGATCGATTGATTGTGGTCTATAATCGTGGTGCTTCATTGCACCGCCTAGACAGATAAACTCATAGCGCCCTGTCTTCAAGAGCGCTTCAATAAAGTATTTAGTTTGTGTTCCTACTCCAGAGGGGGACAATGGATGGTCGGATAACACTAAGATTTTTTTCTTTTTCATTTTTTCCTCACGGACAATGTTCCGTTTTATAAAATTTACAACCGTAACCGGAAGTGCATGACAAACGGTTCTTAATGTACCGGTTGTTTTTAATATTGTATAACGCCATGTTTAAAAGTTTAAGCGCATTTTCAGTCTTTCTTGGGCCGGACGTGACTCTAAAAAATTCAACATGGTTATTTTTAGCTGTTCTCTTAAGCAAAGCAAAATGTGTCTCAACGTCTTTGGGCTCAACAGACATTTTCTGGCAGAAGAAGTGTTTGTAAAGGGTAAGTTGGTATGTAATCATCTTGTCAGAGCGCTTTTTAGCGTCCCAACCCCACGAACACGTTTTCCAGTCAAAGATGTGGACTTTGCCATCGGGTGTGGCTACCACTGCATCAATATAACCTTTGAAAAGGCGTTCCTCACCTTCGATTGTTTCATAAAGAGGCATCTCTACAGCCAATACTTCATACTCTTCAAAGTAATCGTTCAAGGCATCTTCGATTTCAGGAATGATCTTCTTTCCCTGATCGACCATATCAGCGACTAGCCTTTGATTTACTTCATTTTCATCGAGTTCAGCAATGTTCTTTTCAAGTTCATTAACGAAATAATTGTCGTCTACGTCTTCTTGAAGCAGTTTTTTCTCGCACACAGAGTGGATTGCAGATCCAAAGGCTGTATATTCATTACCGGTAAACCCATCAATCCCGTCAATACGGGTAAGCTTGTGATAAAAGGCACAGTGGGCCCAGTCTTTAAGTTCAGAATATGATATATGTGGCATTATGTACTCCTAAGAGTATATTATAACCACTTATATGCTAGAAGTCAAGGCTTTCTGGGTTTTGAACCAACATAATTTTGTTATAGGCTTCTGGACTAACCTTTTTCAAAAAATTATGATTGCTATTTGTGTAAAAATCTGTGAATGCAGTTGCAAAATATTCTCTCAGTGATGTGGCTGCATATGAATTAATAAACAACCCTGAAGCATATTGGTTTAATTTGTCATATCCAATCTTTTGAAATAGCAAATCGTCGAATTCTTTGTCATATTCGATGTTAGTGAAAAATGACTTTGGAAATTTAAAGCCACTTTTCCATAAAATATCGTGCAAATGCTGTCTTTTTCGAAGAAATTCTTGTTGAATCTTATTATCATTATAGATATCAAAACCATATGCGACTTCCGCCGCATGGGCCACTTCATGTACTATGTTCTCAAATAAGCCCTCAGCATCTGTTTGCATATTTGAGATGTATAAAGTACCACCTTGAAAAAAAGCTTCCAAAGATCTTTCTTCAAATTCCTCAAACCAGCCAAAGATTATCATTTCTACTTCACCCAAGATGTGATGAGGTAGTATCTCTTCTACTTTGCTTATAACTGAAGCTGCGTCAACATCTTCCACAGGCTGTTGAAAAAATACATGAATACCAGTAGGGGTATAAAAGCTATCTTGTTCTTCAGCTATTCTTTGTTGTTTCTGGCGAATATAATTTTCCAGCATCATCTAATCCTAGTTGGTATCCTCTGAGGAAGTTTTCTTCGGCGACGGCCATCATAAATTCAGGAAATTCATGGGCCAAAGTTTCAGCAATCATATTGACTGTTACTTCTTCCTTATCAAATTTTGTTCCGACGTACTCAACTAAATGAGTCTTTAATTCAGAATTTGGCTGTACGGCCATGGCTAATACAGGATTCTGGTGTGCTTGTTCTTCGTTAATTTCAGTTGTTTCTTTTTCAGACATATCAACTCCTTAAACATAATATAACAAGTAATATGTATTTTGTAAACTATAAAACTTTAGATGCCAAAGTTGCCAGTTCTGAACGTTCACCTTTACGGAATGCCACGTGGCCGGCAATTGGATATTCTTTAAATTTTTCCACAGCATGAGCCAGACCATTGGATGTTTCATTGACATATACATTATCTATCTGTTCGATATCGCCGGTCAATACAATTTTGGTACCTTCACCAATTCGTGTGATGATCGTCTTAACTTCGTGTTTGGTTAAGTTCTGGGCTTCATCGATAATAATAAAAGCATTTGCAATTGAGCGGCCGCGGATATATGTCAAGGCCTCTAATTCAATTTTACCTTTCTCCATATACATTTCAAGCGATGTGCGGTCACCCATTAAAAATTTAAGGTTATCTTGAATAGGCATTAACCATGGTAACATCTTTTCTTCCATTGTACCGGGCAAGAAGCCGATGTCTTTACCCAATGGCTGTACTGGTCTAGACACTATCATACGGTCGTAATGGTTGTTCTCGCCTCTTAAACCGATTGTCTGCTGTAGACCTGCAGCTATAGCCATCAAAGTCTTCCCAGAGCCAGCACGGCCGATTAATGACACAATTTTAATATCTGGGTCTAACAGTAAATCAATTGCGAAAGCTTGTTCTTTGTTGCGAGCATTGATATTCCAATCGTGGATATCTTTGTGAATCATTGGTTGCAGCGGTTCAAAAGAGTTTTTAAATCTTGCAAGGGCAGATTTCTTCTCATTTGCATTTGATACTAACATGACATATTGATTAGGGTGCCATGGTTCTTCAAAATCTTCTTCTTCAAGGAAAACGTCTTTACCTTCATAATATTGGTCTATGATTTGATCGTCAACTGAATGTACCACAAAACCTTTGTAAAGCTCATCGGAAGTACGTACAGCTTTTTCAGATATAAAGTCTTCTGCTGGAATTCCTATGGAATCGCAGATAACTCGCATGTTAATATCACGACTAACCATGGTGGTTTTTCTTTCAGGAACCGCCATCTGGATTGTTTTAGCCGTTGCTATGATTGTGTGATCTGGTAATCTCATATCCAAATCAGGAGGAAAAATTACATTTTTTAATTGAGAGTATGAGATTACTTTAAGCATACCCATGCCTTTTTCAATTCTAATTCCCTTTTCAAGAGAACCTTTTTTCCTTAATTCATCAAGGTTTCTGATAAATTGACGAGCATTCTGGCCTACAGAATCTTGTCTTTTCTTGTGGTTATCCACCTCTTCTAATACTTTGAGGGGGATAAAAATATCGTGGTTATCGAACTTGAATATTGCGTCTGCATCAGTCAGATAAACGCTTGTATCCAGAACGTAGTTTTTCTTTTTTGACATACCTACCTTCTATACCATATATAGTAACAGAAATTGAAAGTATGTTTAAATAATGGTGCTCGCAGAGGGACTTGAACCCCCAACCTTCTGATTACAAATCAGACGCACTACCAATTGTGCTATGCGAGCATATTATTTATTTTCTGAAAGTAGCTCTTCTACTTCATGAATCTTATATATTGCCGAAGAACTTGCTTCAGGAAGCAACAGAACACGTAAACAAAAAAATGCTGCTAAAAACATCACCATGCATAATATAGACAATTCTGCAATTGTATCAACTGTTTTATCAAAACCCACAATGTATATATGGGTTTATACAAGAAAATGGAGCGGGAGACGAGATTTGAACTCGCGACATCCACGTTGGCAACGTGGGGCTCTACCACTGAGCTACTCCCGCATTATTTCTTTATATTGTTTAAAACAAATAAATGCTGCAACGGCGTTCATTAAAAACCAATAACTGTTATGTGTTACAAAATAAATTGTAAAAGCAGTATTAAAAATAATTAAACTAGAAAGCCATTGTTTTGATGTCATTATCTTCCTAAAATGGCTGGGGCGGCTGGACTTGAACCAACAGCGGCCGGAGTAACAGTCCGGTGCGCCTACCAGTGACGCCTCACCCCAAAAGCCGGTTTTCTGTCTAGAACCAGGAGAACCGGAAACCTCTGCCTACGTTTGGGTCGGGCAGCCCCCTTCCGCTTATAAAGCGAGCAGAATAGCGCTATCCATCAAAAGTTAAAGTACCGTTATCAGTCTTAACAGAAATAGTCCAGCCTAATACGAAGGGGTGAACTTTGATGAAGTTCCCAACTGGAATTTGTACCTGTGCGGTCAATGTAGTAAAGCCGCGTTTGTGGTCGTACTTCTCAGTTGAATATTCAATCATTTCTTGATCGTAGAAGTTCTCAGTAAGAAAATCTGCAAGATACTCTTCAAAGTTGAACGAGCCGCGCTTGTAATCATCAAGCCAGTCTTGGTCGCGAAAGTGAGTAATAATGTTACCATACCAATGATTTCGAACATCCAGTTTAGTATTCGCAATCAAAGATGCAAATGTTCTGATTACATCAGTTTCATTAATCGCATCCTCCACTTCGGTTTCGTTGTGTACGAAAACATCAGTTCCCTCTTCAAAAGTTAAGGTCAACAGTTCGTTTTCTTCTAAGTTTAGTTTTTTAATTTTGTCTACAATAGACATATTTTCTCCTTGGGTTGAATGGCTGTCTCTCGCGGGCTTGAACCGCGGACCCAGGCGTTAACAGCGCCTTGCTCTACCAACTGAGCTAAGAGACAAAAAAAGTGTGGTTTATATAATCTATAATAACGCACATAACTGCGCCTGTCAATGTATAAACTATAAAATCTTTATATATTGCTTTTTGTGAGTAAGGGTCTTCTTTCACTTTTCAATCCAAACAATTGAATACTCTTCTTTATTTTTGCTTAGAATCTCTTTGACCGCATCTTCATTCAGTGTTAATGGGTATAAGCATTCATTTTTAACTTTTACTGCCTTCAAGTTTCTTGAGGCACCACCAAGCCAATTTAAAATCTCAATATCGTCTTGACAATGTTCTGTTACGACGGCCTTAGTTTTGGTTGGGTAATAAAAATTTCTGTGGCCGAGTTCTGATAAATAACAAACCATGCTTCTCCTAATCATGTGAATCCCATAAATAATTTTTCCATAAATCAGAGACTTGGCTCTTACCTACTGCTCTAAGGATATTGAATTTTGGTTTCTTGGGCGTGTTTAACAATTTCATATTTGCTTGTTCGGGAGTTCGATTACCTTTTCTTTGATTACATTTCTTACATGCAGCAACTAGGTTTTCCCAGGTGTTTTCTCCACCTTTACTTTTCGGTATTATGTGATCTATTGTTAACTTGTCTACTGGGAATTTTTTCGCACAGTACTGACAAGTGCATTGATCTCTTAGTATAACCTCTTGGCGGCGTACCGCAACAACTTTAAATTGAAATTTGACATATCTATTCAATACTATGACTGCTGGAAGAGTGAAACTTTCTGCTACTGAATGTATTTCTTTATTATAACTTTCAATAGCCTGAGCTTTGCCAATAAGACACAATACCAAAGCCTCAACAGCATCAACAATATCAATTGGCCTGTATGAAGAGTCCAACTTTAAAGTTTTCTCATTGTGATTTAAAACAGTGCCGGCCATATTATTAACTAGTGAATATTTTTATGTCTAACTTTTATCATCGAGTAGAAACTTTATTTCCTATGTTTTTTTCGTTATATGCTTCAGAATCTTGATGTTTTCTAAATCGGTTTACAAGATCGGATGATGCGTCAGCTTTGTAATCGCCACCGATTCCCCACAACAATTCAATTCCCAGTTCTTCACAAACGTTCTGTTCTGGTGTATTAGATTTTCCGCGGTCGCCACCGTTAGCAAAGTAGGTTGGCTCAAGACGGCGAATAGCTTCACAAACTGTACCATCGCTATCATCTACTGAATCAACCAAGATAACACCCTTAATCGCATTTAAAATCTCAGCACGGCGAGTCCACTCCATAAAAACAAAACCTTTTTTTCTATGTAGCCACTGATCGGTATTCGCAATTATAATTACATCACCGTGCTGGGATGCCTCTAAAATCATTCTAATGTGCCCCACATGGACTGGGTCGAACCCGCCGGATACCATGACTGTAGGCTTTTCTTTTTTTGAATCTGACATGTTGTATAACTCCTTCGTTAATCCTGTCGAACTAAAACTTCTTTTTTTACTTTTTTAATTTCGCCGGTTTCGAGTATACAAATTTCATAGTCATATATCTCATAGCGGTCTAATATTTTATCGTACACTCTAAGTATAACAGATTTTTTTGAAATGTTTTTCAATATTTCGGACACAATTGTATCTTCATTTTTATACGGCTGAAAATAAACAATGTCATCAACTTCATATTTTGTCAGATTCATAGGTATCTCCTTCAGGATCGTGATGCGCTAATAAGTAGATTGGCATCATCTCAAACTTTTTGCTTTTGAACCAATAAACCTTAACCAATTTTTGGCCGGCTTTTTCCCATGGTTGTTTCTTTACTTGATAAACTTGTATAACTATACCGACCAGAGGTTTTTGATAGTTATAAAAATAGGCGATATAGTTAACTTCTTGTACTATATCGCCCATCTCTATTAAGTTATAATCTTTCACGATAAATTAACTATCGCTGTTTTTATCTATTTCTTTTCTTTTTTCATCAAGGTTTCGTTTTTCTAAAACAACTTTTTCTACTTCTTCTGTTTCTAAACCATATACTTCTTTAATATCCCATAAAGATCTTTCTATTCCATCGACCGTTATTTTTTTATGCGGTTTAATTTCACTTGTCTTCTTTTTTTTAAAAATCTCAAACATATATTGCCCTCCTTAAATGGCAGTGAGGGTGGGATTCGAACCCACGGTAGCTATTAACCACACTCGCTTTCCAGGCGAGCACCTTCGTCCACTCGGTCACCCCACTATCATAATAAGTAGTTGTAAATGGTGGAGATGGGCGGTTCTGCCCCGCCGTCCGCAACACTTTCAATACAAAGTCATTCACAAGCTTATCAGTTTTATTTCCCCTAACTGAAGGGTAGACAGCTATATTCTAAAGTTTACCGTCATGTTACTTTAGATTGTTTGATTTTTACAACTTGTCTGTTGTTTTGATTAGATTGGATAGAAGGTTCTAATCGACCTCCCTACTAAGCGGCTAAGCGCTGTTCGAAGTGGTTGTTGTTATTTGCAACTATTGTTTTTGAACTGTTGAGGTCGTATCTAACCTGCTTGCACTCAATATCTTCTGAGCCACGTCGAAACTATTTCATCCCCGTGTTTTTTTGACGATAATACCCACTGGGGTATGATTGGCATCGTCTAACCATATATTTATTTCTTTGTCTTTCTTGCTCTTTTCACAATAAGTATAATTAATTTTCTTTTTAGCAGCTTTAAGTGCTGCATCTTCTGATGAATGTTTACTAATCAGGTTACCCTGAATGTACCTACCATCATACTGAAAAACCTTCCACATTATTGCAGCCCATCAATCAATTCTCTGACATGTGAGTCACTGAATCCAGCATGACCGGCGGCGATTTTACCATTGCGATCAATATAAATGTAAGTGGGAAACCCGCCGATAACATATCCATCAGTCCCAACTCCAGTCGAGTCAAAAACTAAATCACGGCCGGCATATAATACTGGCGCCGTGGTAATGTTATGGCTAACCACCCAATCAAGCATTTCATCTTCTGTCGGAGATAAGCCTTGAGTGTATCCTTCCACCAATAAAGTAGCAAATACTAAATCATCTCCATAATCATCTTGAATATCCTGCACGTACATGCCGGCATTCTGACATGGCGGACACCAACTGGTAGAAAAATCCAAAACTACAACTTTGTCTTTGTTGTCGTATAACTGCCATGGTTCCTTGTTCTGGTCGTAGAGCACTACGTTACAGGCATAGTCACCAACTTGCGTCTGAGAGCAATCTGAAGCAGATATGACACCAAATTCAGTTGGTGCTGGAGCAATATTAGCTTGAGTGTCATGGGTTCCAGTTGTGTTTAGATCTGCTGGACCACATGAGAGTAAAGTAATTAAGATACTAATCATTTTTTATTTCCTTGAAGTAATCATTTGTTTTGTATTCTCTTATATGTCTCATGTACTCAACATAACTGAGTCCTAGAAATCTAGCTGCATCTTTTTTAGACTTAGCTACTGATAAAGAAAACTTTAATATACCATCCCTGACAATGTAAGATGTTCTTCTCCATATGTCAAGACCATATAGTCTATTATTAACATGCTTAGATGATAATTCTAATTTTACTGCTATGAGATCTTCTAATGTTAGATTATTAATACAGACTAATAATGAATCATTAAGTTTATTAAGATCTTTTAGTTTAGTTATAGTAGATATACCAGATAATGTATTTGGTTTATTCATTAATAAGAGTGATTAGTGATTAGTGATTATCAAATAAGAGTGATTAGTGATTAGTGATTATCAGGGGGCTTGTCACAAACAAAGTGTAACGTTAAATTTAAAAGCTGTCAAGTATAAATCTGAAAAAAATTATAAATCTAGCTCTAAATCGCCGGCGCCGGCTTCCACATCTTGTGTTTGGGATTCTTGATCGCCCTTAGCCATATCGTATGCTTTGTTTGATGGCTCTGGAACTTCGGGATCCAACTCTTCTTCAAATTTGTTAAAGTATAACTTTAAGTTTGCAATGATATAATCATAAAATAATTCTTGATCTTCAGGATCTGAAAGTAATTCATAGGCATCAACAATGTTGGTTTCTATTTTTTTGTACGATTGGTACGCCATGTTACGCCCTGTCTCGTCACCTTCGACATCTTTTCCGAACGCATCCATAGGATTTTCTTCCGCTTCATCATCATCGTCCGATCTCTCGGCATCTGAGCGAATATCGATAAACTTATCATCATCAGTAGTGCCACCAACATTTATATTTATGTCCTCTTCTATATCATATTCTAATTCATCTAGCCCCAAAGGTTCTTCATCACTAGCGTGAGTGTTAATCTTAGCAGGTGTAAGGGTGTTAACCACAGCATTGATGACATGAGATCTGTATGAATCTCTTTGATCTTTGTTAGTTGTTAGAGTCTTGTAATCTTCCTCTAAGATAGGAACAATTTTCTTAAGCAATTGTTCTAAAACGTTAATTCCTGTAGACTTGTTAGGTGTTGGAGATACGTCCGCACCTTTTTCATTAATAACATTAAGCTCGTGATTCATGAATCCACGAATTACTTCACGTAACTTTTCTTCTTGTTCTTTTACAATACCTTGACGTTTCTGCTTGACAGAACGTATCGCAAGTCTTATACTTTCTCTAAGGGTTTTTTCTTCATTAGCGTTCATTATATAATGCCTCTCTCCATAATTAGTTTCATAACTTCGTCAATCAAACTTAAATCGATATATTCTTTTCTCTTTTTAGCTTCTTTTTTATCCTCGGGGTCATCAACCGACCCAAATGCCAAAGGGGCTCCGTACCCGCCCATACCGCCGACAGAGGTTTCTTCAACTGACTTGAGACCTAATATATCCAAAACAGTGTCGACGTTTTCTTCACCAACAAACTCGGCTATTTCTTCTCGGTTTTCTGGGTTTCCGAGAGCATTTCGAAAATCGGTGGCACTAAATGCGGTTTCAGCAGATCTACGCAATGGGGTGACTGCGGTACCTTCTGGTGTCAATAACTCAACGCCATTTTTAATATACTTTTCAGCGCCAGTCCAACGTTTCCAATCGCAGTCTTTGGCACTACACCCAAGAATAACTTTGTCTCCCGTATTTAAGGGCCCTTCATCACCAACATATTCATATGCGGCGTTGATTGGAGATGCATGGTCCGATATAGCTATATCTACGTTTGGTAAATTACCAGCTAAAACATTCCATATATCAAGCGAGTCTTGGGCGGTTATTTCACGACCATTAGGCAATGTTCTACCTCTGACGGTTGGTTTGGATATCAAAACCTTCACCTCATCTGCTATCTTAGCATATTTTCGAACCATATCAAGGTGACCTAAATGAGGCGGCTTGAATGCACCCGGAACGATGGCTATTGTTTTGGGGTAATCTTGGTCGACTACAGGATCATCTGTTTCATCATCAATATCAAATTCATCCTCTAACTCGTTGATATCACCAGTAAATTTAGCACCCTTATCAACAGCAAAGTTAGCCCTACTAAACTCTAAACGGTCTACAAACTTAATACCGTTACCTTTGCGATCAACTGCCACATAGCCCTCTGGGTTACTGGCTACCAAATCTCCCGATCCGTTGTCAACAAAATGTTTTGTATTGTAAACAGCATTATTGTACTTTTCAATGAAAATGTTTTTCGCTTCGAACAACAATCGGCTTACTATAAAGATATTAATGATATCTTCTCTTTTTTCGTTAAAGGCCTGCAGGGTCTGTTGAGCGTTTTGTGTTGCTCTCTGTTTGCCTTTATCACTCTTTAGGTTATCAATTTTTTTCTTGACTCTGGTGGAATACCAGTTGATAAAACCTTCAAATGATTCTTGTGGGTTCTCAAGAAAGGCGCCAACTTTAATTTCACTGTTTATATAAATATTTAAAAATGCAAATGGTAAATCGTCGTAATTAATCTTTTCATTTACTGCATCTGCTTGGTTCACCAGTTCGACTATTTTAGCTTCTTCGTCATCTGTCAAAGTTACAACACCGGTGTCGTCTGTGAAAAATGCATCATCAAACCATACTCCCGGTGCTTTCTTTAGACCAGATACATCCGCACCAAAACTAGCACCGCCATCTAAACTATTATATGTTGTATGGAATACAATACCAAACTTGGCTTGCTCGATTTGCCTTCCAAAATCTGAATCTACCGGTACTGCATACAAAATAGTATTCGGCTTGAACGTATAATGTGGTTCGCCTTCTATTTCTGTTTTGCGGATCATTCCATCGTCAAACATAAAATCGCCCTGAAGAATATTTTTAATCTTCAACGCCGGTAAGTATTGCAATGCTTTGGTTAACTTGTCAACAAGTCCCGGTGCATGCCCGTGATTTTTGATGATGTCTTCTTTTGTATAGTTTATTTTTGGTACTTTGTTGAAAATTGATTTCGTACCAACAAAGAATTTACCATTCTCAGGATTAACACCAGCAAAGATAGCAGGCGCTCCGTCCCATTTGACGGACGTTTGAACTTTAGAGGAGGTGTTACCCTTCAAAGTCTTTAAAAGCGACAGAAGGAACCCTCTAGCCTTATTATAGCCTTCTGGGCCCTGAGTTAATACCAACTCTTCAAGATGAGTAAGGTGGGTATTGGCCTTAGCCATTATTCGTCTCCTTGGGACTCTTCTAATATAGTAAGTTTTTCTTGAAGAACACCAATGTCACTATCCATCTTGCGTGCAAATCTCTTAACTTCGCGTAGATGCTGTTTAGCCAGTATCACTCGTCTTTTTTCAGAGAGTGTTCTAGGTTTAAGATTGGAAATTATTTCTTGGAGACCCTGAATATAGGTAAAGATAGACTTTTCATCTATGCTCTCATTTAAGAAATCTTTCCACGCTGTGTCTAATGACATTGGTTTTTCCTCTTTTGAATATATTAATAAAAGTTTTTATAAACTTGTTTCTGCTTTTTTAAGCTAAATTTTTAGCCCTGTAGATGTTTACGAAGGAGGTTAGCAATTGCTTCTTGCAATTCTTCTTTCTTCGTATCTTCATCTTCCGCGTCTTCTTTGCCTTTTGCAAGGTCTTTCGAGCCCTTACCATCAGCAGCGTAGTCAGGGACCATTTTTCCATCTGGACCTTTAACCATATTTTTTGCGGCTTCTTCGATTTCTTCCTCTTCTTCAAGAGTTTCGTCTTCTTCGTTGACTGCCTCTTCCATGCCAAGGTCTTTAGTTTCATCCCCTGTGGGGTCTTTACCAAGCTCCCGACCAGCATCGGTTGGTGTCTGTGGAACTGCACCAGCCTCTTCAATTTCTTCTTCGGCTTCGGCTTGCATTTCGCCCGGACCATCAAATGCTTCAAACTCTTCAAGAGTGTTGAATTTAAAACCCCATGCTTCTGAGAGAATCACTCGGATTTCTTCGTTTTTCCAATCTTTTATAGACATCTTATTATCTCCTTTTAGTAGATGTTCGTAGTAAATAGTGTTTTCTTTCTTTAACTTATCTTCAAAGTCTCTTAAACACATACTTCCGTCTCTGTTTGCTTTCTCTTCCATATCTCTTAAATGAGGATCACGCTGCGCGTAACCGGGTCCCATGTCGTCAGAATCACTAAATTCACCGTCACAATTTTGTTTATGGTGAACCAATTCATGACCCAAAGAACGCAAAATATCCTTTGGATGTCTTCCTGAGACATAAAGAGTAACTGATTCTGCCGAAGGATCATAAAACGCTGTCTTGCCTAAAGGGTTTTTTGCATTGCCGGCATCATGCCGTAAAAAAAGCTTTGGAGGACGCTCAAAACCAATTTGTTTTTGTGCGAACGGCATAAATTGTTTTATCAAATCTTTGAGAATATCATTCATAACATTAACCAGTATAGTTTAAATAGTTGTAAATATTAAGTAATCAAATGATTTTTTTATTAGGTATGACTGGCTTAAGATACATTGTGAATAATTCTATGAATTGGCTGTTACTTTGATTCAATGGTTTTATTGTTGAAACTGAGATAATTCGGTTATCCACCGGCTTATTATTTATCTCCATTAATATACCGAAATTCGAGACCCACTCTTCGATCACGGGATCCCATTTCGTCCATTCAACAATATCACCAATCTCAAATTTTTCTGCTGCTAGCGAGCCAAAAGGAGTTTTTTCATCCATCGTAGTGAACCATCCAAGCACAAATGCCTTTCTGTAAATATGAATGACATTTTATTTCTGCTTGGATATGATCTTCTACTGGTTCGCTATTCACAACTAATTGTTCGTCTAGCCATTTTACCAACGTTAAATTTTGTGAAGATACAGAAGTACCATCACTATATTTAAAATATTGTTTATTCTTTTTACCCACGCCTTATATAGGCAAGAATTTATATATGTGTCTCTGTGGTTTTAAAATTAGAGCACAAAATTAGTGACAATAATGTGACAGCAGTAAACTCAAAACCAATAAACGAAAGACTAAATAAGGCTCCGCCTAAGAATAAGACAGTTTTCCAAAATTTATTAAAAGTAAATAACATTAATCTGAATCCGTTAGATATAATTTATCTTTATGAATCTCTACTATCTTACCACAACTTGTATAAATTAAAAGCTTGTCACTACCAATGATTTCGTCAAGGACAAAGACTTTTTGATTTTTGTTTATCTTTATGAAAGAACGAGAAGAGGGTTGCAAACAAAAAAGATAACCTTTTCCTGGTATAGTGTATTCAGGTACCAATCGTTTAGTTTCATCTATTTCGCCACTCAACTGTTTTATAATTTGTTGCAATAACGTTTTTTGTTCTTCAACTGTCAACATAACTTAAAACATCTTAGACCAAGCCATGGCAATACCCATCATGGTCTGAACTGCCATGAAGATTGCAATCGCTTTTGTCTTAAAAGTTTTAAGTTCCTCAATATCTTCTAGAGCAACTTTCAATTGTGGAGGTGAAGCAACATCATCTAATTTTTCTTTCCAACTTTTCAAATCGCTAACTCGGTCTTCTCTAGCTTTCAGTTCAGTAAGCTGACCCTTAACGTCTTGCAGTTCGGTTCTGAGGGATTCAATCCCAGAAGCCATGGTTTCAAGTTGTTGTAAAACTAACTTTGAATATGTTTCCCATCCATTTTGGCTCATTTACTTTTCCGCCTGTGATCGATCTTGCCAGTCTGCTGATACATCATCGTCTTCAATCGGGCCACCTTTGGCCCAGGTTCTACACGAACGGGCAGAGTGACATTTAAAATGGTGCATCCAACAATACCCAAGCATACCATCGTCATCCGAAGTTTCTCCGGGCATGCATTCCTTCATTCTGGGGGAAATATCAAATGCTACACAATTCCCACACTTCGAGGCCAACGCCGATTTTACATCTGTATCCCAGTATTCTGCTATTTCTTCCCAGTAATCTCCGGGTTCATCTACATTTAGTGGGCCGTATTTTATATAATCAGCTTGAATTGCTGAATCTCTGTTTTTGGTGTTTAATTCTAAATTTTGAGTTGCAACCGGGCAAACTAGTTTCACTGCCTCGGTTATAAATTTATTCCAATTTTCAAATAAGTGTTTCATTCGTATTTCTCCGCATACCCTTCATGTAAGAGCTTATTGTTAATATGAATTTCTCCAAATTCACCAATAAGTAGTTCTCCAAGACATCTTCCGTATTTTCCAATGCCACGAGAACATAATATAAAACGACCGTCAACACCCTCTAGAAGCTCTTCTAACCTCTTCTTGGCCTCTATACCCGCTTTCTTTTCTTCAAGGTCTCTAGTACGTACTTCTGGCGTGTTAATACCATATAATCTTACACGTTTCTTGACCCAAACGTCAAATCCTAAGTCTACCATTGCATCGATGGTATCACCATCAATAACACGAATTAGTTTAGCACTGTACTCATACATTATTCACCACCATAGATTTCATATAATTCATCTTCGGTATTATCATCGAGAACTGTTGCAACAAGATGAACTCTCGGCTCACTCCCACCGTTCAAAGCAGAATGGTATTCTTTTGTATTCATGTAATATGTACTACCATTTGCTTTCATATGGTAAACTTGATTATCTACTATCATTAATGCACCTGGATTTGTTATAATTGGGATATGCAATCTGCATTCGGGATCCCTATGATAACTCAAACAACTTCTGCTGTTTAGTTTTAAAACTCGTACTCTACCCAATTTGTAATGTTTAGAAAGAGTATCATAAATATTTTTAAAATATGTTGTCATGAGAAGTGGTTCAAAAACCCTGTAACTCGTCTCATCTACGTATTTTTCAACTTGGTATTCTTCATATTCATTGTCCCGAGTCCAAAATATGCCACGTGTATCTGCTTGTAACAAATTTTCTGGATGAGTTAAACTGATACAATTAACTTTTTCACCTTCAAATCCTATTTTTTCGACTGCAAAGTCGTAGGCATCCTTCAAAGCATCAATATCAAAATTAATATTTAAATTTTCGAAATTTCGTTTCATATCAATTCTCAAATATATCTTCGGTCTTATTTCTGTTCTTAATCATACTAGAGGCTGTCAATGCATCTTGAGGATCCACTTGCTTGAAAACAATAGAATTTGTTTCAGGCTCAAAATACATACCAACAATGTCATTCTTGGTTACAGCTTTGATTTCTTCTTCAGTTAACCTTAAAAAACCGCCGTTTTTCTTTACTATGGCAGCTAAAATGGAGAATAAATACTCCGGGTCTTTCATATATTTACTCATCTATATTCCTCGCCAATTTTCAAGTAGGAGTTTCATGATCTTAAGTAATCTTTCCAAGTTGAAACAATACTTTCGTTTGTTTGCATCGAAGACGGCTGACGAGCATTAACAAATTGAGCTAACACTCTGTTAAACACCACGTTAAGGTTGTCTTCGTCGTCCATCTCGCCCTCTACAAGCTCTTTGAATAACCCAACCATAATATCGGGTTCATCGGCGTTAATCGAGAATATAGCAGTATATTTAGCTTCTCCAGCGTGTTCCACTGTTGTAGCATTCATTTGTAGATAGTATTGTGTGTTTTCGGTTTTTCTTGGTTCTTCAAGCAATTGCCTTCTCAGTTCAATTTTAAAGTCGCGAGAATCAAGAATCTTCATAAGCACTTCCATGCCTAATCCTAAATCTTCTGGATCATAATAGTGAGAGTATCTTGCGGTGGACTCATACGAATCGGAGTAGTCACCATCAGTTTCAACATCCCACTCGTAGGATGACACATCACCATCTTCAATCGCCATGGCTAAATTGATGTAATCCCCGCCTTCCATTTGACCTTCACGTTTGAAGTATGTGGTGAGGATTTCTTCAAAAGCGTCTCTTCTATCGTCGATCACGCCATCGATATTCTGGCATGCCTCGTTGTATTCTTCAGGCAATGCAAAATACGTATCTCCGGCAATGTCAGGATGATCGAAGTTAATATCAATAGATAAGTGTATTTCTTCGCGGATCCTACGGATTGTGGGAGTAGAGTCATCTGAGGGAATAAATACATCACCAAAATGCTGATTTATTTCATCAACAGAATTCCATACAACTTCTTCTGCGTTGCTCGGCAGTCTTTTCCACTCATCAACCGGCCATTTAGCAACAAACTGACCTGACGGTCTGATATAAACACCATCTCCACCATCTTCATGGACTTCATAATCAACAAAACACTGAGCGTATCTTTCTACCCAATAGTTTGCTATTTCCTCGCACCTCGCATTAGTTGATGCAAGGACATCACCAATTAAGTCTGCATCAAGAGTATCTTCAGTATCTGTGTTTTGCCTCATATTACCGGTAACACGTTGATCTACTAACTTTCTCATTAGTTCTGCACGACCCGCTGCATTTGCGGTGTCTTCATAGGAGCCACCAAAGATCATAAATCTATCTAAATTAATCTTTCCGTCTTCTTTCGGCATATTTTCAATGACTTCTTCTTGACTTAATCTCGCCCAGTCAGTAACTTGATCGGCTAAACCGGGAATGTCGGCACCATAGACTCTTTTCTCTGGCATTCCAACATCTTGTCCGTCATCAAATCGTTTTGGTTCATCTGAGTCAAAATATCTAACGTGACGGATACGTGTGCGAGAAATTGGCTCAATATCGCCGCTAAATGGGCGTTTATCATCTAAAAATATCTCATCTTCTTGAATTTCTTGTTCTGCACTGTCTATATTGCTCGTATTAGTGGCTGAGAGCAGGTCTTCTGTGTTAACCACATATGCAACCGCCCCGTGACCTTGTGCCTCAGCTACAGCGCACTTGTAATAGGATTGATAGGCATTTGCACGACTAGCTGGAGAGTGACAAGAGGTAATCTCGTCAAAATCGCTCATTCTAAGCACATCTATCGGATGTCGAGTGATAATAATAGAAAATTTGTCACTATCAAGCTCATCGATGTTCTGTTTGATGTATGCAGCGTTCTTTTTCCAATATTCTCCGTATTGAGTGGCTAAATCTTCCAAATCGTAGCCAGCAGGACCAGCCACCCCAGGAGCGGGGATATATAAAAGGATTTGTTGAATTATACGCTTATAATCTTCATTTTTTTGAAATTCGGAGTCATTTTTGGCAATTTCTTTCTTTTGTCTGCTTAAAGTAGCCATTTTGGAAAATAACTTGCCAATTTTCATCTGAAACTTCTTAATTTTCTTTTTATTGGGGTTGCCCGCGATTTGTGCGGCTAAATCACTGGTACTAGTTACTTCTCTGACCGCAGAAACCATACCTTTCTCCCAATTTACATCATATTCTTGTGTTTCAAAGAATCTTGCGAACTTTCCAAGCTCTGTGCTCGGGTCAATTGTTGGAAATGGTATAACAACGCGCATTTTGCCACTGAAAAGGTCATTAAGAGGCAAATTAGCTGGGTCTAAGCCGTCCAACACATCTTCAAGCACTCGCATTTCGTCTTCAGTGACTTCTTTAAGCACTTTTTCGCTTGAAGAGTATAGGTCTTCATTTCTTTTCTTCTTTTTCTTAGTGTTTTTAACACAATTTGGGTATTTTTTCCCAAACATGGTCTTCATACCTTTCTTTTTATAACCTTTCCAACACTTTTCTTCTAAAGTGTCGAGAAGATTGGCTGTTTTTAGCAGGATTTCTTCGTCATTTAACATTATTTTACTCTTTCATTGATTTAGAACCACGACATTTCCACTTTTTACGGGATAGTGCATTGGCACATGGCGGGTTTTTACACTTTTTAATCTTTGCTGAGCGCGCACAATAGGCATCACCCTTCTTGGTGCCGGGTCTAATGCGATCTCCACCACCTTTTGCTTTCCCTTTCTGTCCGAATGAGCGACATTTGCCGTCTACACGCTTGGCAAAGCGTTTTCCTTTAGAAGGTTTACAAGCTTTTTTTTTCTTCTTCTCTCTAACAACTGCTTCCAACTCTTCTTTTACCATTATAGCAAGCTTTTCGTTATCTTTACCATAAGTTTCGCAAGGATTTTTACCACAACCGCAGTTTAATTCTTCTTTTACAGCAACTTTGAGTGCTGGTTCTTCATTATCCATACCACAACCCCCCTCTTCGAAGGGGTTTTCACCATAAGAACGTCCCATATCAGTGGGTGTTGCGGGGTAACATTTGCCATCAGAGGCCATTTTAGTGCCTTCAGGGCAATCACCCTCTTTTAATTCGTCATCATCGGTCTCATCGAGGATTTTTTCGACACGTTCAGCTTGAGAAGCATGCATTTTGGAGGCACCCTTTAACTCATCAGCTATTTTTTTCAACTCTTCTTCATGTTCTTTGGAATGAGATTCCTGTAATATCAACTCAATCTCATTCTGAACGTCAAGCTCTAGCGATTCTTTCTTAGAATTGCCCCAGTTTTTAGCACCAACCTTACGACATTTAACTAAAGCACCGGATGCATACGCACTCGGCCACACTTTATAGCGTGATTTTACCTTATTATAGCATGCGTCTTTTTTACCAGAAGACTTTTTCTTCTTTTTCTTCTTCTTTTTCTTCTCGTCAAGGACTGCCTCTAATTCTTCTTGAATAATTTGCTCTAAATCCATGTATAATTCCTCATTTTTCTTTTTAGACTTCTTTTTAGCCTTTTTGCCCCATGATTTACCTTTGCCACGCTCCTTACAGGCACCCGGTGTGGGCCTGCATGCAGGGTATTTCTTACGTTTCTCTCCTGAACCACGTCCACAAGACTTATAACCACCCTTTCCATCAGGTGAATTACAATCAACCCACCCTTTTTTCTTACCTTTAGCACCTTTTCTACCAAACCAGTCTCTCAGTGAGGACTCTTTGCTAGATTCTGAGCCTGCTTTCTTGCGTTTTTTCTTTTTTTCTTCGATTGAATCGTATAAATCATTCATTTTATGACATTTCCAAAGCTATCTCCAATAAATAGATCGGAATTTCACTATTGTCTATGTCTTTTATATCTTCAATGTTAGCCCACATATAATCGTCGTGTTCTATCAAGCCGGTAATTGGGTTTGGTTTGTCAATATCTATATTACCATTCCATTTTTTTGTAAGAAAGTAAAATTTATCAGGCTTTGCTTCACCAAGATAAAAAAGATCACTTACTTCACATGTTAAATTTGTTTCTTCGAGAAGTTCTCGGACTGCACCTTCTTCAATACTTCCGTCTTCTTCATCAATATGACCGCCAGGGATGGTCCACTGGCCCGCTCTGGCATCAATTTTGGACCTACGTATAATGAGAAACCGCTGTTTGTCATCAAGACAAACAACGATTCCAACAGTTTTCAACTCTTTTTCAGTTAGAAATGTATTCCAATTGCTTTTTATCGACATGCTTTATAATTTTCAACAGTTCCACGACAAAAAGCACTTAATGCACTTTTCATATTAACATTTTTAATCGGTGCAACCCATATTAGATTCTCTTGAATTTGAGTTCCGTAGACATATTGAACGTCCACACCGTAAAGAATGCCAAGTAGTTGGCCTTTCTTGTTGTAAACACCCGAACCAGAACACCCAAACCAACCATATGTGTTAACAATTAATTGAGTTCCTGAGCCAGTTACTTCTTCATAACCTACAATTCTACCATCAAACGACATAAGTTTATGCCAAGAAGGGTGTCCTGAATAGATAATGTCGGTACCGATGTCATAGTTACTGACCGGATCCCAGGACATTGGCTTAATATAGTTGAATTCATTGAGTACAACTAAAATTGCGATATCATGTTCTTGGCTTTGATAGATTAATATACCGGTTCTTTGCTCTACATCCTTGGATATTAAGTATTCTGAACCAAGAGCACCATCTGCCACATGTCTAGCTGTAAATACCAGTGTTAAATCCTTGTAAGAAACCACGGTGCCACTACCGTGACCGCTGCTTGTTACGACCTTTACGGCAGCATTGCGAACTTTTCGCTCAGCCGAAGAAAGACTTTTACTTACTTTCTCAATTGGTTTTTGAGGAGTGAAGACACTACTTGTTTGGGTCTGTTTCTCTGTATCTGCATGCGCGCTAATGCTAGTAAACCCTACAACCAACATTATAGCTAAGCTTTTAATTAAATTTTTCATTTGTTTGTTCCTTTAAATACCTGTTTCGCCTGTATCGGTATCAATATATCTATAACCGATCTCTACTAATTGACCCGCACTGGGTAAAATAGTGAAATATACTGTATTGTCAGATTCTTGGTAATACCAGTCGTGGTTTAAAGAACCATTAATAAATACTCTGATTGAATCAGGCTCAGCTTTGTGTGTCAAAGTGAGGTTCTCATATGGATCAATTGCTTGTGTAGCGTCAGTTACCCCTGGCGCCCAATCTTCATCACATATATCAACTATAACTCCACCAATTGCACCGGTAGCTTCCATAAACCTATATCCGACATTTATTAAACCAGTTGGAATGTCACACAAACTGAATTCTGCTTCGACATTAATAATACTAGCCATGAATACAGAACCCATTCTCAATGAACCGTACCAACTTAAGAAATCAGATACAGCAGGGTATTCTATGTCACTCTGTTCTTCTTCATCCGACACGAATACAACCAACAGGCCTGCATCTGGACGCATCCACGTAGAAGAATAGGGGTTGTGATTAATATAATCATAAACAGCACTGAATCCTTCTTCAAAGGGGCCTGACGGTAATGTCGCTAACATAGCTGTTGCATCCGCGGCATCATCTCCAGGTACTAAAGGAAACTCAGTGCTTAATACAGCGTCAGATGGATCTGCGCTTATGATTACCAATCTCCAATCAGCAGTTGGTAATGCCAACATCATTGCTTCAATACCAGCAATTAATTCTGTGTTGAATCGACTCATTGAGCCCGATTTATCGATAACCCATAAAATATCAACTCCGTCAACCGACATATGTTGAGTGAAGGAATCAACCCATATGATTCCCTCATTAACGGGTACCTCAACTTCTACATATACCGGAACTTCAACTTCAACCTCGACCGGTACTTCAACCTCAACTTCTACTTGTTCTCTAATTGTGATGACTTCTGAGCCACCGCCTATCATGTAATCCGTAGAACATGATAACATGCTTAAAACAAAAAGTAATAATCCCACATTTATCCCTCCTAGTAAATGTTCTTGCCAATAGTAATTATGTCGTTATTCATCTTCTTGACGAAGAAGAACGAAACTTAATAAAATCATGTTGCAAATAGAGAGTATTTTCAAATCATACATTCCGGTGCTTGCGGCGAATATCAGCAGCCAGATGTTTATGACAAAAGCGACGGCGGACACGGGCAGCATAATTTTGTGAAGTTTATCCATCAAAGTAACTACGAGTGTGTTTTGTAGAACGTCGAAATTTTTTTATTTTATTAACGATTATTTTTTTCTAGATTTTTTTCTTTTTAGAATCGCCGGACACAGAGTGAAGGTTATATATACCAATCACTACAGACATCTTTAAACCCAATTCTTCCATCATCGTAGGTCCAGTGTATACCAAGTCCCAGTGAGTGGAGTTCATCCAATATATATTCCAGTAAACCGACGCATACATATACCCTTCATCCCCAGGCGTTACTTTCATTTCCATCAATACGCCTATAGACCGAGTCAGAGGATCGACCAGCAAATCACCCGGATGCAAAACAAGGTTATCGCATTCTTGGCGGATATCGTCCACTAATCGGCTTTTAATGAACGAACACGTTCATCATCCTTATCAAGTATGACAATGATGCCGGCCTTAATCAAATTCTCCAATCCAGTTTCAGAATATATTACACGGCCATCCTTAGACCACACAGTATCCCACACCCAGACAATGAATGAACTATTGTCCCACACGCTATGTGGAATAGTGTGAGTGCCTACATACTCATTATGTTGGTCGACTTCACGGGTAGTGAAACGTCGAACCAATATGCCGATGCTCTTAGCATCAACGTCAAACAACGTCATACCTTCAAGAAGGTTGATATCGTGTGTACCCATACCCTATATAGGGCCTTACACACTAAAGCTTCAACCAACCCCTAGGGTTCTTCATACAAGCCGCCATGGCCTCGTCTCGGGTGATCCTGTTAGCGGCTGATAATTGGCACGTAGCAATTGGTAAAAGTACATCAACTTTGACCGCACTCTCGTCCACACTCTCTATATAAGGTGACTGTAGGGTTTTAATCTCGCAATATTCAGCTTTTTGCCCGTTTGCAGCACCGGCTAATAATGCGTATGATATAAATTTCAGCATGGGTAGTTGTCCTTCAAAGTAGTTTGAACGTGTGTATATAGTCCCATAGAATTCTATTAAACTTTAATTCTATCAATAATATATGGATGTTGGATAGACAGATCTTTGTAGAGCTTTTTAAGCACTTTCTTGGTGATATCACCGATATCGTCTTTGATTTGCTTGGATGCTATAGCCTTAGCCACCTCATCCTCAACCATTCTCTTCAATTCTTTCGAAATCATGTTCTTGATTTCGGCTTTGTCACTGGCTGTCAATTCTTCGACTATGATGTTAGCTAAAATGCTTTTGTTAATTTGCATACAATAATTAGTCACTCTTTCTCATAAATGTATGCTTTTCTTAAATTGACTGGTGCTACCAATTTTAAGCGCCCTTCCTTAAGCCAAAATACGTCGTATAACGGGAATTCCTCCCAATATTTGAATTTCACATCGACCACGATGCCGATGTTTTTCATAGAATCGTGCTCTATGTCGGATAATTTCCAATTTACTGCGTCTGGTGGAATCACCCACGTATCGTAGTAGTGAACCAAGTCCCCAATTTCGAACTCAATTTCCGGAAGAGCCGGCTTCGGCATGTGTTTATCCATATATTAACTAGCAATTCTGACGAATTTTCTCAATCTGCTGATTGTATGCATCCATATTGCCTCTTTCACACCGGCATGCGGGTATTTCACCCAATATATCTTTGCCATATCCATTGAGGGGTGTTCTGATGCGTTATCGTATAGCTCCACCACCAATGCTACACCCCCATGACACGTACAAGTCACTAAGTCTCCGACTTGTAGATCGTGATCGGGTGCTATTTCAAAGTATTTGTATAACCTTTCCTTATAACCCATGATGTGCCCCTACCCTAACTACTTAATCTGGGAAAATTTTTAGGCGCATATTTTCGACCATTAGCTGCAAACATTTAGGTTTCGTTCTGGGATTGGTATGCAATTTTGCAAGTTGAACCAATATATCTCATGGACCTTTATCCTGCGTATATCCACACCATGATACTTAAGCTCCTGATACCTTCCACTCCACGGTACACCAATCTCCACCACAACCCCCAACATACCCTCGTCCGGCATGTTAGAGAGCACGTAGTGCGTCTTCTTGATGTACCTGACTAACTGCCCTTTCTCTAATATACCACCCATACTGTAATTACTCGTATCTGTAATTTTTTCAGCGTGTATGAAAAGGTACTTAGTCGCTGTCACAGCACTGTCGCATACAATGGTACATACATTCGGGTACCCGGGGGGGAGGGGGGTCTGCCTGTCATTGTCAGCTTTGTAACTTGCTTATCATAACACATGATATATGTGACAGGATGTGTCAGGTTCCCTCTGTTACTATAGTGAAAGGTTAATGGTTTATTTATTATTAGTCTCGGC